CCTGAAAGAAACTCTTATGATTCCGAAAACCCAGGTTGGGGATGGATGTCCAATAACTCGGTAGAGGTTTCAGTTGGGCAAGACCTTTCTGCTATAGTTGACGGCATTGCCAGAAATGGTGAACCCGGAGTAATTTGGATGGACATGGCCCGCAAGTATGGCCGTTTAGCAGATCCGATCAACAACAAGGACCACAGAATTGCTGGATTTAATCCGTGTGCAGAGCAGTCCTTAGAGTCCTATGAGTGCTGTACTTTGGTAGAAACATATTTAGGCAGACATGAATCTCTTGAAGACTTTAAGCGTACGCTAAAGTTTGCGTACCTATATGCCAAGACGGTAACTCTTCTCCCGACTCACTGGGAAGAGACAAATGCAATCATGCAGAGAAATCGTAGAATCGGTGCTTCAATGTCAGGTGTTGCAGACTTTGCTGACACAAACGGCATGCCAGTTTTAAGAGAGTGGATGGACCAAGGATACAAGACAGTCCAAAGATATGACAATATCTATTCTGAATGGCTTGGAGTTCGTGAGTCGATTAAGATGACGACAGTAAAGCCTTCTGGAACTGTTTCAATTTTAGCTGGAGAGTCCCCTGGCGTTCACTGGACTCCAGGAGGCAAATACTTTAATAGAACAATTAGATTCTCAAATGATGATCCTATGCTTCCTCTGTTTGTAATGGCTAACTATAAAGTTGAGCCAGCATCTGAATCTCCAGATACAACTTCTGTTGTTTATTTCCCTATAAAGTCTGACGCAAGACGTGCTGAGCGTGATGTAACAATTTTTGAGAAGATGTCTTTAGCTGCGGTCGCACAAAGATACTGGTCTGATAACTCAGTTTCAGTAACTATTTCTTTTGATCCAGAAACAGAATCTCAACATGTTGGAACTGTACTGCATATGTATGATGGACAGTTAAAAACTGTATCATTTCTTCCATCAGGAAATTTCACTTACCCCCAGATGCCTTATACCCAAATTACAGAAGAGCAATATCGTGAAGAGGGAGAGAAAAAGTTGTTCCCGATAGATTTTTCTGGCGTGTATGCTGGTATGGCAGCTGATGCCATTGGAGAAAGTTACTGTACTACAGACAGCTGTGAGATAAAGTTAATTAAAGACAATATTAAATAGGATACTTATGTCAGAATTTGAAGATGATGATATAGACAAAATGTTTGAAGATATGATGTCTTCAGATGACATCAGTGTAGATTTACCTAGAATAGACGCTATAATAAGCATAGAACAAGTAAGCCTAGAAAGTATGATGAAAGAGTTAGTTTTTATCTCTCAATCATTATCTCAAAGCTTAGTCCATATTAACGAACTATTATTAAATTATATATCTTTTGACGATTATGATATAGATAGCACATTAAAAGATATACTTGGTAATATGTATAAATTGTCTGAGGATTTAGACGATCATATTATAGAAATAATGATAGAAGACTCACAGTTTAATGACGAAGAAGAAGATGATGAATAAAGAAAACAATTTAATAGAAGTACTAGGCAATGGCTATGTGAGATTAGTCGATCACATGGGTAGCGATCTGTCTGTTGTGAATGCAGCTAGAGCATCTTTTGCTAAAGAAAGTAAGGAGTTTAGCACCAGTGATGCTAGATTAATTGATTTCTTAGCTAGAGAAAATCACATGTCACCATTTAGACACGCCTTTATGACCTTTGAATTCAAGGCTCCTTTAATGGTTGCAAGACAGCACTGGAAGTACGTAGTCGGATCAGATCATACTATGGACTCATGGAATGAATCTTCTCGTAGATACATAACTATGGAACCAGAATTCTATGTTCCTAACAGTGATCAATGGAGATTAGCTCCAGAAGATAAGAAGCAGGGTTCTGCAGGTTTGTGTGATCCGTTCTCGGGAGCAATTCTAACAGAACAACTGAATAGATGTATTGAACAAGGTGAAGCTTTCTATAACTTAGCTTTGGAGAATGGAATAGCTCCAGAGCAAGCTAGATTATTTCTGCCCGCTTACTCAATGCATGTAGTTTATAGGTGGTCATGTAGTCTACAATCAGTTGGCTTATTCTTGGCTCAAAGATTAGAGGAACAGTCTCAGGAAGAGATTAGAGTTTATGCTCAAGCAATTGCCGAGCTAGTAAGAGACCTATACCCCGTCTGCATAAATGCATTAGTTGGTAGCCGTGTTTATAGTTAGCCTAATCCTATTTGCCGTGTTACTAAATTGGACCATAAGCTTGTCCATACTAATGCAAGTCAGCGATAGTAAAAAAATAAAAATTAGATCCATTATCCTATCTATCATATCCGGCATTGCGCTGGGCGTAATAATCCATTATCTATAAGAAGTAACAAGAAAGTTTCATACACAAAATGCCAGAACTAAATGCTAATGTTCCCATGATTGAATGTTATGTCAGAGGTAATTTCTTAAGAGATCAGCTAGACTCTCATGGGGAATACTTTCCTTGCATGATCTTTGGGGTAACAAGTATCCAAGGAAGAAGTCCTTTGTTTCATTTCTTAATGGAGGATGGGGGAGTTTGGTGGAGAATGCCAATCAATGCTTTCTGCGAAAGACCAGGTGTTCCGGAAGTTGACATCCACGAACTTGTACTGTGGAATTCATTTAGTCCTCATATAGCTGTTACTGAATTTCAAGCAATGAGAAACATGAGAATGACTTATGTTGCTCGTTCTGGAGAATTTGTAAACGCAAAATATCTATTCACGCTTGATTGGCATGCTCCAGATGACAACACTATAAATCTTGGATTCAGTACAAATCCCGGTCAGCACAAGTGTGGTCACGTCATGCTTAGAGATGACGGAAACTACGCCATACAACCAAACAATAGAGTTAGATTGTTTGATCCGTCTTTCACAACTAAGACAGGAACTTTGATTGAGAGATTTGTTAATACTAGAAAATGGGATGTAGAAGATGCAAACAAGTGGAAAACATCTGACGACAATAGATACCACTACGACATTAAATAGTTAATAAGTTGATACAAATATAATGGCAGCATCTAAAGTAAACTACATAGTCCTATACAAAGGACACAGCCAGGTATATGGCTGCTCCTCCAAGAAGATAGCTCTAGAGTCACCTCCTCCGGAAGGTTTTACCATAGCAGATAAGCGTATTCTGTTCACAACATTTGAACCAGATACTAATAATCTTTCCGTATATGAAATACCGGAAAACGAAATCTTAAACGCAGAACTAAAAGAAAAGAAAGTTAAAAATGACTAAGAAAAAGTCACAAAAGAAAAAAGTAATACTTAAAGTAAATCCAGGTGAAGCAATTTTTGTAGCTGATCTACAGGTATTAACTGATATAATGGACACGTATTCTACTATGACTAAAGAAGCTAGAGATCCCAAAGAAAAAGAAGCTTATTCAGATATAGTTAGTCAAATTCTAGACTGGACTACTAGAACATACTATTCCGGTCAAGGAGATAGCGATGATGGCGATGAACAAGAATGGTAAACTAGCTCTAATGGTTTTGGGATTTGCATCCTTAGGTTACCTACTGGGAGAGATGAGTAAACAAAATTTTTTATCTCAAGAAAATAAAGAAACTATCAACCTAGAACAATACTTAAATAGATTAACTGAATTTGATTTGACCAAAGAAAAAGAAGCAACAGCTTTATTTTTAGACTTAATAGAAAATGGATTTTATCCACAGAGTGCATTTAATACAGTGCAAAAAGAATGTTTAGAAGCAGGAGAAATATTTTAATGATTGACCTATGTGTGGTAAACCACAACACTAGAAAAGAGCTGCAAAGATTTTTGGATACTTTGCACTCAGACTTAATTAATCCAAATGGTGCGCTCGAAAAAAACTGGAATTTATACATAACGGATAATGAATCAACAGATGATTTTATACCTTGGATTAGAGAGAATGAAGAACGTTATTTAATTGACAATCTATATCTAAGAAAAAACATAGGATACTCTGCTGCCATCAATAGCATGGCTAGCAAAACATCTGGAGATATTATCGCAGTATTAAACGGAGATGTTTGGATGACTAGCCAAGACTGCCAAAAAATAGAGCAGATCTTTATTGATAATCCAGATATTCATATCCTTGGTCCTAAGCAAAGAGACGAACAGGGATTCATCACTCATGCCGGTATCATTGGAACCAACACAGAGCCTAAGCACAGAGCCTGGAGAGAGCCAGATCCACAAGACACTGCCTATAGAGATCGCATAGAATGTGTAACCGTTTCTGGTTCAGCTTATTTTGTTAGAAGAGATGTCTGGAATGCAATGACAAATCATCCCGACTATAGAGCTATCTATCCAGATGCAATTGGAGCATTCTTACCTACTCCCCATTATTACGAGGAGACTTGGTGTTCGTATTTTGCTAGACACTTAGGGTACAATGTAGTATACGATGGTTCGGTATCAATAGGGCACAGCTGGCATGCTAGCACGCCTAAGCCAGGCCAGGGAGTAAGTCATGCAGACTCCTATTTCCCTATAAGTAGAGAGATATTTAGAAAAGCATGTGACCATATAGGAATAGAAAGAGATTAAGATGACAGAAAAATTAAACCCCTGGATTTATAATGCAGAAGTTAAAAAAATAGTTGATGGAGATACATTTGATATTCTTATTGACTTAGGATTTGATACCTTTAGAAAAGGTAGAGTAAGACTATACGGAATAAATACTCCCGAGAGTCGCACTACCAATCTTGAAGAAAAGAAAATGGGCTTAGCTGCTAAAGAGTTCACCGATCAGTGGATTACTACTGCCGGTCACAAGATTAAAATAGAAACAATTCTTGATAAGAATGAAAAATATGGAAGAATACTTGCTAGAGTGTGGAACGGAGCAGGAGCTTGTCTAAACACAGACATAGTTACTGCAGGCTTAGCTAGAGAATACTTTGGCGTAGGCGACAAGACATTCCAGGAATTCAAGAAAGCATAACAGTGCAAACATTTTTGCCATACGCAGATTTACAATTATCAGTAAAAGTCTTAGACTATAGACGGTTAGGGAAACAACGTGTTGAAACATTTCAAGTTCTTAATATACTACTCGACAGAACGCCTACGAAAGGCTGGAGAAATCATCCAGTCACGCGCATGTGGACTGGTTACGAAGAAGCATTAAAGCTATACCAAAATTACACCATCAATGAATGGGTCTCTAGAGGTTATAAGAATACAATGAAGCTTGAAGAAGTTGACTTAGAAGATGTAGTAATGCCACCATGGTTTGGGGTAGAATCTTTTCATCAATCCCACAGATCAAACCTTTTGAGAAAAGATTATGAATACTATTCACAATGGTTCAATGAGCCATCTGATCTAGAATACCTTTGGCCAGTATGAGCGTTACCGTTTTCTTGTCCGGAGCAATAGATTATGTCGGAGAGTACGCTACTAGTTGGCGTCAAGAAGCAACTTTCATGCTGTCTCAACGTGGCTACAAGGTTCTAGATCCAACTTCTATCCCAGAAGATGATCTGATGTCTCCGGAAGAAATTGCTCAAAAAAATATCTTTATGCAGAAGAAATCAGACATTCTGCTGGTAGAATACATGTTACAAGATCGCGCATATATTGGAACCGACTTTGAATTGGCTTGGGCTAAAATCCACGGTCAACCATCAGTGGTCATATGTAACTCGCAATACAAAGAACGAGTTTATATGAAATATATGGCAACAAAACTTGCAGACAACCTGCAAGATGCTATAGAATATATAGCAATACATTATCCAACTAATTAAAAGGAAAACAATGTCAGACAATAAATTCAAATACTTTACTGTAACAACAACTTCAGTCGTCAAGGCTAATAGTAAGACAGATGCTCAGAAGCTTGCCATGGGTCGTCGTGGAGTTACTGGCGAAGTTTTGTTCAAGGATGTTGAGATCGAGCGCATTTCTGCAATTGAAGCTCGTGAGCAGACAATAGCCTAATAGCATTATTGGTACGATGGAGGGCTGCTTTAATGTGGCCCTCCATTTAACTTTAGACAGGAACACTTATGATATACGCACAAATGGTAGGAAAGAATGAAAGCTCTAGATTTTTAGAGCCAGTCCTACAGAGACTGTCAGAACAGGTAGATAAAATTATATTTACCGATGACTGTTCTACAGATAATACTCCAAAAATTGCAGCTAAGTATGCTGAAGTTTTTGTTAACGAAGAATCTCTTTTCTCTAAGCACGAGGGTCAGCTAAGAGCTAGAGCTTGGGGTAACCTAGAAAAGTTTGCAAAGCCTGGTGACTGGGTCATAGCCATTGACTGTGACGAGATGCTTTATCACACAGCAGACTTAGCTCCTAAGGATGTTTTAGCTAAGTCGCAATTCGATGTAGTTAATGTTCGTTTTTATCATATGTGGAATGAGACTCAATATAGGGTGGATAAGCTTTGGGCTCCAAATAATTCTACTCGCATTTTTCGTTTCAAAGAAGGTGGAGGCTTCCATAACAGAGCCCTTGCCTGTGGATCTGAACCTACTTACGTAGGTGAATGGATGCAACAAAGAAATTACTGGGCAGATTCCGGTCTAATCATGCAGCACCTCGGCTATACTCATGACATAGATAAGACTATGAAGTATGAAAGATACTCCACTCTAGACGGTGGTGCTTTCCATCAACTCGATCATATCAATTCTATAATAGACCCTAATCCAGTTTTGATTAACTGGGGAAACTTTGGTATTTAAATGAATAACGACTCTATAGTTCTAGACCCAGTTAAGTCTATTATTGACTTGACTAAAAAGATGGATGAAAAACAAAAGTTTGCATTTGTTAATTTGCCACCAGCTGCTGTGGCATCTTTAAATTTTTCTTCTGAGAAAAAACTTCCAAAGTATTTCGTCAAAGCCATATCCAATTGTGCTGCAATTGAAGATGATAATTTTCTTAAGGCAGTCCCTGCAGAAATTGCCTATGATATCGAAAAGGGTAAGTTAGCGAACATAGGTTTGAATAATAGCAGATATTATTATTCTTTAAATACCTTTGAGCATTTCTACAACACTAGAAAAGAAGTTGTAGATATATTTATTAATCATTATATTAGAGACTCAAAAAATGTAATCGTTACTTTCCATGATAAGAAAGTAATACAAGGAATATTTGGAACCAATCAGCAGATCATAGCTGTTCCATACAATGGTTACTTTGATAAGATAGACTTTATACACGCACAGATAGCTGAGCTTGATGGTAAAGTTGATTACTGTATTATGGATTGCCCTCTTTTGGCCACCGCTTTAGCCCCTAAGATTTGGGAGACATTAAATATGTCAATACTTGACTTAGGAAGAGTTGTTAGTAGTAGTAGATTTACAAATACTAAAACTAATGAAAAAAGATAATTGGGAAGAAGAATCTGACAATACAGAATACTTAGTTGATTTATTATTTGAAACTTCTTTAAGCTTAAATGAAATAGCAAAAGAAGTTGGCTGGCCAATAGGTAGAGTTAATAAAAAGATAAATCAATTAGGTCTTTCCTGGTTAAAAGAATCTAGAAAAAAAGTATCTAGAGGACAAACAGCTCTAACTAATATTATGAAGAAGCTATTACCCAGCGAAAAGATAGTCAATGAATTCTATCTAGAAGATAAGCTTAGACTAGATGTCTATTGCCCAAGCTACAAGTTGGCAGCCGAGTATCATGGTAGGCAGCACTTTTATTATACTTCTAAATTTTTTGAATCAAAGTATGAGTTTGAAGAAGCTCTTAAGAGAGATCAGAAAAAAATAGATATATGTAAGGAAAGAGGCATAGCCTTAGTTGTTATCCGCTATAATGATGAACTTACCGAACAATCTGTTTTTGATAGAATGATAGATGCCATTAGGCATTCACCACACGTTAAAGAACAGAAGATTAAAAATGAATTGTATTCTTCTGATTTTTATATAGAATCTAAGAAAAAACTTTCTGAACAAAGAAAAAAAGCTTACAAGACAATGAAAGAAAAGCGAAAGAATGACAATCGATAATCTTGAAGAGCTTGATGATACTCCGATTGAGTATCAGATCTTTGCCCTATCCCTTAGGGAAGAGGGGGCTATAAAGTATTTCACAGAAGAGTTAGACCCTTCAATTGTGGGTATAAACCATGGGCAAAAGGGAATCCACGAATTCTATCGAGCCCTACTCGCTTACCATACCGCTACTCAACTAGATGTAGTCGATCCAGTTGGATTCAAAAGCTGGTTAGAAACAGAGACTGATATCAAAGAGGGACTTGGTGGTAACGCTGGAGTAACCGTGATGATGGATCTGTTAATGTCATTAGATCTTTCGACTTCTGATTCTGTAGTGCAATTAGTTAAGCACAAGGCTAATAAACGTAAGCAGATAGACTACCTACAAGAACTTCAGCTTATTCTCAATCAAAAAGGTAGTAAGTCTGAAAAAGATTTATCTAGAATCAACTTAATTACTTCTGAAATTAGAGAACTAGAAAATCAATTAAACTATAATCCATTCGATAAGTTAACTACAGCTAAAGACATTTCAGATAGAGTAGAGTCTTTGCTTGATATCCCAAGCTTTGTTCCAACTCAATTCAAAGCTCTCAATAGAGCTATGGGATATACGGATGAAGGTGGTTTCTTTAAGGGTGCAGTTCATGCCATAATAGCTGCCTCAGGTAAGGGTAAGAGCACCTTCGCCAAATGCTTGGTTAATAACTGGGTAGACAATGGATATACAGCTTTGTATGTCAACTTCGAAGAGGCTACTGGTCACTGGGAAAGAGTTCTAATGACCCAGATAATCGGCAAGAACGTGTACAAGGACGCTGACACGTGGAGTCCAGAAGAAAAACAAAGATACATAGATAAGTTTAAAGCTAAGTTAGCTGAGTGGGGAGACAGACTCATGGTTAGACATGACCCTGAGACCCCATACTTTGAAGACCTAGAGAGATGGCTTAAGGATATAATTGAGCACTCAAACAAAACACCTGACATTGTGGTAATCGATACTATACAATCAATGTTCACTAAAGGTGGCAAGGGCAAGCCAAGATGGGGCGAATTTGAAGAGATGATGGTTAAGCTAGAGAAGCTAGCAAGAGATATGAATTGTGTTCTAATCATTACCGCACAAGAAAACTCTAACCGAATGAAAGAAAAAAGAGAAGTAGTCCAACAGTCAGATACCGGTGGATCACTAGCAATCCAACAGAAGTGTGCTGTAACTATATTCATAACAGAGAAAAAACTTTTGAGTGGTGATGACTCTGAAGACGATAATATAATGCAGCTACAGATCCCAAAGAATAGAATTACAGGTTCTAGCTTTCTTTACAATCCACCACTTGTTAGATATGTAGACTCTAAGAAGATATATGAAGAATATGATCCGGTAACAGAAGAAGATTACGATACTAGTTCTTTACTAGATGATTTATTAGATGATGGAGATTTTGATATATGAAACAACTAAAGGTGGAGTCTATCAAAGACTTTCAAACATGCGCTCTGCTATATGATTATAGACACCAGCAAAAATTAAGTGAGACCATTGCCTCTAGGGATATGTTCACTCAGAAATTTGAGAATACAATTAAAAGTGTTATCAATTTTTTCTTCTACAAAAAACAAGGTGGATTCACTCCGTCGTACGCTTCTCTATTAAATAGGTGGGAGAAGATATGGTATCCCAAAGACATGACTTCCTACGACATAATCCATGAACAACATGAAAGCTACTATGGCAATAACTCAAGCCTAACTTCTCGTGCTGCTTCTACTCTTCTTAGTTTTTACAATATATACTCACAAGATGATTCTATCCCAATATCAATAGACCAACCATTCATAATACCGCTGGGAGATTCAACAAAAGTAGATGGAAACTTTGACTTAATCTTAGCTAAAGACAATCAGTACTATGTTTACAAATGGGTTTTTAATTTTAGAAGCTCTCATGCTGATACATATCAAGTTGACTTTTCTGTTCTACACGAAGCTTTTAAGCACAAGTTTGGGGCCAAAATAAATCAAGCTCATTTTGGATACTATGATCTATTGGCTACTAATCAAAAGTTTACCGATTTTCAAATAGACAAAGAAGACTCTAACTCTTTAAAGTATTGGGCTAATACCATCAATGAAACAGAAATTTTTGTTCCAAGAAGAGGCCAGACAATCTACTGTAAGAAATGCCCATTTGATACACCTTGTTCAAAATGGAAAGCTTGGGATGGCGTAGAAGCTCCACCTAGCTGATATACTATTAGTCTTAAGGAAAGGCGTCTATTTTGGTTAACAAATCGATACTTGATGATATATTAAATAAAGAAAAAGATTCTATATCAATTGAAGAAGAGGCTATAATCTTAAAGCCTTTATGGGAAGAAATTGATCTAATAATTAATGACGGAATAAAAAGTTTTGTCAAATCTATTTTGATTAGATCAAATTCTTTTTGGGAAATACCATCTAGTTTTTCTGGAAGATTCCATCCACCCGATGAGCACAACAAGGGTGGAAACGCTCTGCATACCAAAAGAGTAGTTAGAGCAGCAAAGGTTATTGGTGATTCCTATTCACTAAACATAGAAGAAAGAGACCTAGTTTATGCAGCATGCCTTCTGCATGACGTAACTAAGGGCACTACTTCTAAGGATGATGACAAATCTTTTGTCTATGACCCACTCCATCCCTATACAGTTGGTCATTTTATAGAGAAGTGTCAAGCTCATGATAAAAAATACGCAGGGGAATCTCAATCCTCAACCCTATTTGTAGATGAAGAGACCGTACAATCTATCCTTAGACTAGTAAGATGCCACCTTGGGCCTTGGTCACCGGTACCAGAGACCATACCGATCACGTATATGGAAGTGATAGTGCACCTTGCAGACAACCTTGCTTCAAAGATACACTATATAGCTGATGGAGATACTATAATAGAAGAACGTTGGAAGTTTTAGTTGATAGACAGTGAAGAAAGAATCTCTAAGAGATACTTTATATTAAACAATCTAGAATATTTCATAGCTGAATCGGTATACTATAGAACCTACTCAGAAGACATGGAAGACTATGCTAAAAAGATTCTCTATAATTATAATGATAAATCTGGAAGTCTAAATATAAAATGAGAATATCTTTAGACAACACTAGGTATACATCAGCTTGGCGATATGTCGAGCTGGCTAAGTATGTGCCATCTCTAAATAGGATTATAAGAATAAAAAAGGAAGATGATCCTGTCTTAGTGGACATAGATAGGCTAGATGCCTTTAGGGAAAAATATAATAATCTTGGATTATATACTTCAGTGTGGCACTATAACTCCAAGGATATAGATCTTGCGACCAGAATGGGTTCACTCTATTTTGATATAGATAACAAAGATGTTAATATTTCTTTAGAAGAATGCAAAAGACTCTATTCTTATCTATCTAGTTACATCCCTGAAGAATCATTAATAGTATATTACACTGGCAAAAAGGGCTTTCATATAGAGTGTGAAGCATTAGCTCTTGGAATCCCAAACAGCAATGACTTACATAGCGTGTTCAGATTTATAGCTAATGACTTATCTAAAAAATTACAATTAACTTCTTTAGACTTTAGCGTCTATGACTTAAGAAGAATGTGGAGATTGCCCGGCTCGATGCATCAAGAGACTAAGTTGTATAAGACTAAATTGAATAATGATATTTTATTTTCTTCTCTAGAAGATATTGTCAAGTACTGTTCTGAACCACAGGACTATTCTATCCCGGAACAAGAACGAGATCTGAAAGCTTGCGATTGGTATACGGACTATTCTATTCAAATGCAAGTAGAAAAGAATAGGCCAAAAGATCCATTAGCTTATTTTAACGAACATGGCTCCAAGAGAGTCACATCCTTTGGTGATGGGGAAAAAGTATTCAACAAAGTTAGACTGCTAGATAGTTGCAGTGCGATTAAAAGAATAGAAAAAGAAGCTAAAGAGAATAAGCATCTTGACCATGAGTCTAGACTATTCCTTTGTTCAATCTTAACGTACACAGATGATTCAATACAGTACCTTCATGAGATACTTAGTAATTGTGATGATTATAGCCCGGGTAGATCTTCAGCACATATCAATGACTGGATAAAAAGAAGAGAAGCTGGCATTGGGGGTAGACCCTATACTTGCGACCGAGCTAATTCTGCAGGAGTTGGATGCGGGGATTGCTCATTGGAACAAAAGAACAAATGGGTTAAAATCGGAGAAACATTTATGGAGACTAGTGAGAAGATTTCTCCATCCCCAATAAGATTTGCTTACACTAATGAAAAGAAAGGAGGAACAACAGATGGTGAATAATACAGATGACGTTATCGGAGTATGCAGCGAATGCCACTCAGATCAACCTGACCAGTACATGATGAATAGCCCTTTTGCTCAAGAAGGTAAAAACGTACCCTGCAAATATTGCGGTGGAGTAGTTATAATTACTTACAGAGAAACTAGAAATAGTGCAATAGACGGCAGCGACAGAAGCAGAGGATTGTAAATTGAAGAATTGGACAAATCTACATAACCACACGGTTTATTCTATGTTGGATGGACACGGTGGGGTAGACGCCTATTTAACCAGAGCTAAGGATCTTGGCATGGTGGGTTTAGCCACCACTGACCATGGCAATATCCACTCTTGGTTGGACTTTTACGATGCTGGCACAGCCTTGGGCGTTAAACCAATTTTGGGTTCTGAGTTTTACCAGGCAAGAAAAACAAGATGGGATAGAGACGAAGAGGAAAGAGCTGGTAAAGCAAAGAGTGAATGGGAACAAAGAGGGCCGTACCATATAACTATATTAGCTAAGAATAATGTTGGTTATCATAACATTATTAAAATGTCTTCCCAATCATACACTGATGGTTTCTATGTTAAACCAAGATTAGATCATGAGCTTATCTCTCAATACTCAGATGGAATTATAGTTTTATCGGGATGCTTGAATAGTGAAGTAAGCCAAGCTTTGCTAAGAAATGATTACGACTTTGCTTTGGCTTCAGCCAAAAAAATGCAAGATATCGTTGGCAAAGATAATTATTTCATCGAGATACAAGACCATGGCTTAGGTGAACAAAGAAAGATTTCTGCTGAATTAATAGACATAGCTAAAAAAATAGGAGCCATGGTAATCCCTACTGGCGACTGCCACTACGTTAATCAGTCAGAAGCAAATTCCCATGACATAATGCTTTGCGTTGCTACTAACAGTAATATACATACTCCTGATAGATTTTCTTTCTCTGGAGATCACTGGTATCTGCATAGCTATGAACAAATGGCTAAGACATTCTCTGAAGAGTGGCTAGAAAACACCATGCATGTTCACGACATGATAGATGTTAATCTAAAATTTGGAGAACTTTACTTTCCTGACTTTCCTATACCAAGTGGCAAAGAAGTTAATGGACATTTAGAAGACTTAGCTTGGGCTGGATTAAAGAAAAAGTATGGAGATCCACTTCCAGTAGAAGTTGTAGATAGAGCCACCTATGAATTTAGGGTAGTTAAAGAAATGGGTTTCCCTGAATACTTTCTTGTAGTATCCGACCTAGTTAACTGGTCTAAGGAAAATGGTATTAGAGTTGGATGGGGTAGAGGATCAGCAGCGGGCAGTATCCTCTCTTATGCCTTGGGAATTACTAACTTAGATCCACTTAAATTTGGTCTGATGTTTGAAAGATTTTTGGTCGAGGGAAGAAAGTCTATGCCCGACATCGACCTTGACTTTGATGATAGATATAGAGATAAAGTTATCGACTATGCTAGAACTAAATATGGTGATGACAGAGTTGCCCATATTTGCACCTTCAACAAAGCAGGAGCTAAGCAGTCGATAAGAGACGCAGCAAGAGCTCTTGGGTATGACTTTACTGCTGGAGACAAGGTGTCTAAGTTAGTGCCTCCACCGGTCTTAGGAATAGCAAAGAGCCTAAACGAATGCATGCAGGTTAGTGAATTCAAATCTGAATATGATTCAAATGAAGACAGTAAAAAAATAGTAGACACTGCATTCGGATTAGAGGGACTTGTTAGACAAACAGGAGTTCATGCTGCTGGCATAGTTATATCAAGAGGTCCACTTACTGACTATCTTCCTATTATGAAGAAGGGTGCTGGTAACCCAATCATCACCCAATGGGACATGGGTAGAGTGGAACAGTGCGGGCTACTTAAGATTGACTTCTTGGGATTAAGAAACCTTGGTGTTATAGACCAATGTATTAGTTTAGTTAAAAAGAATCTTGATATCGACATAGATCTAGACCACATACCGTTAGATGATCAAAAGACATTTGATGAACTTTGTAAAGGTAATGCTATTGGAGTTTTCCAGCTTGAGTCTTCTGGGATGAGACAGTTAATGGTTCAGCTTCAGCCACAAACTATCAAAGAAATTATGGCTTTGATCTCGCTCTACAGACCAGGACCAATGGGCTCAGGAATGGATAAGCTTTACATAAATCGTAAGCATGGGCGTATCCCAATTGACTATGAGCATCCTAAAATGAAAGACGCTCTAGAGGATTCATTGGGAATTATGCTATATCAGGAAGATGTACTAGCGGTTGCTAAGGATCTTGCTGGCTTTACTGTTCCTGAAGCTGATGACTTGCGTAAGGTTATTGGTAAGAAACAGATGGATAAGATTCCTAAAATAAGAAAGAACTTCGTAGAAGGTTGTTTATCTAACGTAGATATAACTGAAGAGAAAGCTAATAAAATTTTCTCAGATATAGAATACTTTGGAGGCTATGGATTCAACCGAGCTCATGCTGCAAGTTATGCAATGGTTAGTTATATGACCGCCTATTTAAAGACACACTATACCGCTCAGTACATGGCTGCTTTGTTAACTTCTGTCGCCGGCAATAAAGAAAAGTCTTCTTTATATTTATCTGAATGTAGAAAATCTTCATTGAAAGTACTTCCACCATCAATTAACAATTCAATGCATGACTTTGAAGTTATCGGAGATGACCAAATTCTATTTGGACTCTCTGCGGTTAATGGGATAGGTCCTTCTATAGCTGATGCAATCATTGGTTCAAGAGATGTGGATAAGCCGTACACTTCTATGCATGACTTCTTTAGAAGATGTGATCCAACTATATTGAAAAAGTCAACGATTGAACACTTGGCTGCAGCTGGTGGCTTTGATGATTTAATCGAACTCACAGAAGAAGTAGAAATGAATAGAAGACGTGAGTTGGAAATTCTGGAGAAAGAAAAACTAGAATTAGGGATTTACGTATCTAAACATCCTATTGAGGGAATTTGGGAAATTATTAAGCCTAAAGTAGATAAAGAAATATTTGAATTAGCTGAATGTAACCCTGGAACTAAAGTTAAAATAGGTGGCATCATAACATCTGTAAAGAAGATGATAACCAAAAAGGGTGCAAAGATGTTCAAGCTTGAGGTAGAGGATCTTACTTCAGCTATAGAGATAATTATCTTCCCAAGAGAAGCTAAGTCTATAGTAGATAGCTATTTCTCTGATGGAGATATCTTTATTTTTTCTGGTTCGGTAACTAAGGATGGTGACGAGGAGAATGCTACTCCTAAGTTAATATTTAATTCTTGCGAGAAAATAGACAACGCTATATTTACGGGCAGTAAACCGATAATCTTAAAAGCTAATTCACTAGTTTCTAATGAGACTATCAAATCTATATATGATATAATTAATAATTCGAATGGAGCGTCTACTGTTTTTCTAGAAATGATAGATGGCAATAAAGAATATACATTTAGGTTTAACAAAACCACATCTTTAAAAATAGAAAAAGATTTACAATCAATCTTAAATTTAAAATAGGAATAAAATGACACAAAGAATCGTTACAAAAAACCCAGTCACAAATAACTGTTGGAAGTTCTGTTCATCATGCAACAGATGCCAAGACAGAGGAAGATACAGCAAATGTAACGGATGCAGTGGTAGATATGACCCAAAGCTAATTATAGACCCTGATCCGGATGATTATTGTGATTGTAAAAACGGCGTCCTAAGATGGAGAACCAAGCAGGGCAAGCTGCTCGTGACCAGATTTAAGACCAATCCATTTAAAGGTGAAGTTAAATATGAAAAGAAATCAGAAGATGAAAGAGATTGGGACTCCTATGTCAAAGACATGAGAGAAAAAATGGACGACCCAACCTTCAACCCAATAGCAATAACAGAGGATTAATCATGCAAAATACAGGAAAAATTACAAGAAATAACGTCAGCATATACGAATATGCAGAAGGCGTACATCAGTACGAGGATAAGTTCTTCATCAAATGTGGTATAGCTGGCATTTATGCAAGCAAAAAGGAACTTGAGGACTTATACCTTGTTTTGAATTACTATTTAAATATAGAGAAATTCGCTGAGTGCGAGGTAAGAGTGGGAGACCAAGATGTGGCCATACAATGAAGACGACTTTATGGAGTTGGGGACAACAGGATGGATTCCGATTGGGGAAGGCAGCTATTTGAACAAGCATACTGGCCATACTATAGATGAACTTGGAAATGAGTACGATGAAAAGGGAATTAAAATATATTCACCTGGTGAAGATAATAATACCCTATGAGTAGCATAGTAGTAAGAGCAGCAGAATCTCTTTCCCCGCTGGAATCTTTGTCATTAGTAGATTTTTCCTATTCGAGGTTAGACACATATGCAATGTGTCCATCAAAATATTTCTATTCTTACATACAAAAAGAACCAAGAACATCAAACGATGCAGCTCTTCTAGGCAATATTATTCACTCTGTTCTAGAGGAGTGTGTAGATAAAGAAAAGGATTTAGATTTAGATATCCTTTATTCTGAGTATGAAAAACAGAAAGATAGTTTCGACCCCCAGAGCAATATACCAGATATTTTAATCGATGCCGGAACTAATATACTATCTGAATTTTATGATAAACATTCTGGTGATAGCTTTGATATATTCGAAAAAGAACTCGGCTTTAGGTTTATCATTGGCACTTATGCCATAAACGGTTACATAGACAGAGTAGATGTCTATGACGAAGACACTATCAATATCATAGACTACAAAACAGGTAAGTGGGAAGTTGCTCAGAAGAATATAAAAGATAATCTTCAGCTCGGCATTTATGCCATAGCTACATCTTTAATCTTCCCCGATAAAAATATCAGAGCGGAACTTTATTACCTTAGATCTGGTAAGAGAAAATTTCATCTCTTCACTAAGGAAGACATAGAGAACGCAAAACAATCTTTGATATTAAAGATCAATAAAATAATGGAAGATACATCTTTCTCTCCAACTGGCAACGAGAGAGTCTGTGGCTTCTGTGAGCACGCTGAGAGCGGTGCCTGTGCCACAGGAGTTGCAAGACGTAGAAGAATGGGCAAATAGAAAAGCCGGGGTTTTTAGCCCCGGCTTTTTTGTTTATTGAATTTGTAAATTTAGAAATTTTATAAAAACCAATTTGGTCTCGAAAATTTTTTTCCATATTTACTCTATATAGGTTTTTTAAATTATAATGAAGCTTAGAAAGCTTCTACAGCATCTTCCAATGAGTCAGCAAGAATCGAGAAGTTATTCTCTACTACCATCTTTGTAGCTTCACGATGGGTGAAACCGACAGATGAAAGATCGTCAATGACGCTCTCGTTGATTGTTTGGCTGATGCTGTTGATGATTGTGTTTAATGTATTCATGGTGGATATCCTATCTGTTGTGGAAAAGAAAAACAACCTATAGTTGCAATTTCTTGTTTTTTATTTTTTTATAAAGTATACTAGTAGGTATGCTTAATGACTAAGAGGTTACCATGAAGAAGCCAGAAATTACAACCGCAGAAGACTTTTTTTTGGAATTATCTAATCTTCGCAAACATCCTGATTTTAAAAAAATAAAACAAGATTTTATAGACTCTGAAATTCTAGAAATAGAAGATGAGAAAAAGGTAGCTTCTAAAGGAAACGCCTATAAAAACACTAAATCCGGGTACAGGAAAGACCTTGGATTGAACTTAAGATCTAACTGGGAAGCTAACTTCGCCAGAATCTTAAACGCATACAAAATACAATTTGATTTTGAACCTACCACATTTGCGTTCCCGGTTAAAAGGGGAACCAAAGGTTATATCCCAGATTTTTATATTAATAAATCTTCTGAATGGGTAGAAATAAAAGGATATTTAGATGACAAAAGCAAGATCAAACTCAAAAGATTTAAAAGATATTATGAAGATGATTTTAATAAACTAACTTTCATAATAAGCAAGTACTCCACTGCAGCTAAGAAATTTGCAGAAGAAATAGAAATACCAAATGTATTATACTACGAAGATATACGAAATGCTTATATGGAAAAATTATCCCTCTGGGAAGGAAAATAATGGCCTCATACAAGGAACAATATTACACTCTAAGTGAAGACGAGATGCAGGCTTTGATCACTAAAGCCAAGGCTGGAAGTGAAAAAGCACAGAATGAGTTATTGAAGGTATTTAACAACTTCTTGACCAAGTACGTCACAATGCTGTACTACTCTAAGTATAATCTCTCCGACTATGACATCAGGCGATTTACATCACTATTCATTAAGGACAACTTTGTTAGATTTAATCTAATGAAGAATCAGTTAAACCCAGCCGGCTTTAAACATGTTAACGAATGTTTGCGACGGCATTAACTATATGGCAAGAAGGTATGGTGACGAAGAAGATGTCAGACAAACAGTCAATATGACCTTCTTCCAGTGCATAACTAGATACCAAAGAAAAGATTCCGAAAAAGGTCCTATACCATTTAGCGGGTTTCTATACAGCTACTTCTTCTACCTGCTTAAAAAGAATGTAGATAACTTCTTGATAGATCAATTAGGAAGAAAGAGCTTTCCCTTATTGTCTGATGAAGTAAACACAGAAGAAGAAGGCGAAACTCAGCCTGGATTCAAAGCTCCTCCGGTAGAATATAGCTTAGAGCAAATACTTGGAGCAGAAGAGATAAACGAGTTTTGGGTTTTAGGCGAAACTTGTTATCCACCCTTTGATCAATTGACTATACAAGAAAGACAGTTGTTGAAATGGAGATTTGTAGACAACAGAAAATCTTCAGAAATAGCACAAATAGTTACCGAGCATCCAAATACTGTAAGAGAACATCTGATTAAGGTGAAAATCAAAGTAAAAGAAGCTATAATGGATAACGATATGGCGGACCTACTCGGCATGCTAAAAATAACAGAGGGCTAATGAATCTTCAATCAATAGAGAAGCTAAACGATTTATTAAGTGAGTTTTTAAACCCACAAATAAAAGAAATAATAACAGCGTATGGTAACGGCACAAATGCTGATCAGTATTTTGTTAATATACCAGACACTAATTCTATCGATATGGGAATCTCTGATTTAGCTAGTTTAGTAGCTAGAACTTCTAACGTATATGGAAGAGTTACCAGATTTGCTGGGATGGCTCGAGCTAGCTATAAATTATCTGAGGGAAGATATAAGAAATTATATAAGTCCAATAGAACCGGCAAGAACGAAGCAGAGCGTGAAGCTAATGCCCTAGAGGCTGCAGAAGAAGAGTACACGGCAATGATAACAGCAGAGGCAATCGTTCAATTGGCTGAATCTATGGAAGGTGCTGCAAGAATAGCTTCCGAGTCCGCTAGAAAATTGCTCGATAAAGTTCAATCAATGCAAGTAGCTTCCTATAGGGAAGAAAAGGGAAGTTATAATGAATCTGACTTTAGCACATATTAAGGATGACAATGTTTGTAGCACACTATAAATCAGTTTCTTCTCCAGAGGAATTTTTCTCTGAAAAAAGAGAAACCTTAGATTTTCCAACTCAAGTAGAAATGAATAAGAAAAAATACTCCTTAGATACAACATATCAAGTAGATTCTGATTCAATGTATAGTCAATTGGTTGACATGGCCCAAAAAAATAATATTGCATATGGCATAAAAGTTTCATAATGAATATAGAAGTCTTTTGCGACGGAGCTTCTAGAGGACAGGGGCAAAAGAAGATTGGCGAAGCTTCCTGCGCTGCAGTAGTCTATAAGAATAGAAAAAAAGTAGCACAGTTTGCTAGAGGACTTGGAGCCAGAAGCAATAATGAAGCAGAATATGAAGCCGTAATAGCTGGTTTATTGATTTGTTCTATGTCTGATTTCATAGATCCAATTATCTACACTGATTCTGCGGTTGTGGCTAATCACATAAACGGAACGTGGAAGTGCAAGAATGAGGCACTACTCCCCTTGTTAATGACCATACAGGACATAAGAGAAGAGTATAAGTTTAGAGTTCTGCAAGTGCAGAGAAACTTTGTTTGGGAGCCAGACGCTTTAGCTAATGAGTTCCTAAATCAATTAGAAGCAAGAAAACTAATACAGGAAAAATAGTGGTATAATGGAACCCATGAGATATAACTACAATCCAGACTATCCTATTATAGTTGGACTTTCTGGCAAGGCTGCCACTGGCAAAACTTCAGTTGCTGAAACTATAGTGCCCAAAGCTTCTTTTGATAATATTAGAGATGGCATTATATGGGAGCACATTTTCTTCGCAATGCCGATATACGAACTGTACTCTAGTAGGACTAAAATAGAAGGCTTAAATGCTGAGTCTAGAAAGCTGTACAGCATTCATGAGACACTATATGATGTATATGGGTCTTCTCCAATAGGAAATATACCAAGTTACGATGACTTTATCAAATTAGTTCATGACATAAATTCAGAGCCACTAAATTTTTCTGGTGGTAAACCAAGAACATTCCTACAGAATGCTGGCGACCTTTGCAGAAGTCATTACGAAAAATGTTTCTCTGATTGGGGAGTCAGAAAAGCTGCTAAAATGCATAGAGAGTACGTTAGATCAGTAGAGGAAGACCAAGCTAAGCCATACTGTATATTTATATCTGATGTTAGGTTCAAGAATGAAGCAGAAGCTATCCTCGCTCGACCAAATAGTTTAATTATTAGATATGATTCTTCTGATGAGATTAGAAAACAAAGAATCTACAATAGAGATGGGGCATACATGACAGATGAACAAAACGCCCATAGGTCAGAAATAGAGATAGAATCTTTTTCAGATTTAGTCTCTACCGTTATAGATTCCTCTTCTATGTCGATAGAAGATCAAGCTTCCGCTACAATGGAAGCAATAAAAGAAAGTTTTGGTTTAAAAATATATGCCAAAAATTAACAAGAGTGCCCATGAAGAGAGTATGGGTTCTCCAATAGACCAGGTGGTAAATTTAATGTCAGGTGAAATCTCAATTTCAACAAGTCCAGTTTTTATATGTGGAGTAAATAGAAAGGTAAATATTGGCAACTTTGAAAATGTCGATATTTACGCTGGTATTACTATTCCTATGGCTAATGTCGATCCGTCCGACAAAGAAGCCCTAGCTGAAGCAGTGGCTAACGCAGCCGCTTATGGTTTTTCTCTAGTCTCAAAAGAGACTGGCGAAAGATATATGTTGATCAAAGATGGCCAACAGGGTAAATAACACAATTAATCTATCTACTATACTGTTGCGCTAATAAAATAATTAGTGTATAATATAGTTGAATTAATTCAATTTAAATAAGAGGTAAATAAAATGATTAAAAAGTTAGCTAAAAAACTTACGGCTTTTCTTTTAAAGTTTAAGAAAAAAAATGCAACATCCGCTCAAGATAAAGTGATTAATACACTCCTTGAAAAAGTGACTGAAGACATAGCTGAAATAGCTGAGGTTGCCGATAAGGCTGCTTCTAAGGTCATTAAGACTGCAGTTGAAGAGGCTAAGGTAGTGGCTGACGCAGTAGAGGCTAAGGCCCCTAAGGCTCCTAAGAAGCCAGCAGCTAAGAAAGCAGCTGCTTCTGGTGAGACAGCTAAGCCAAAAGGCAGACCTAAGAAAAGTAATTAGAAAATAAAGACCTCCTTAGCCAATTAAAAGGTTTAAGGAGGTCTTTTTTTGATTACTATTTAACTTATGTCTTTAGCTCAATATAGAAAAATTACAAAAGGTAACCATGAGGTTCCTCCACATACTCCTGAAGAAGAAGCTCCTGTGGAGGAAGAATAATGGCATCTAAAGCAAAGGTTTTTATTGGCGGTCTTCCCAAGATGGGGACAACTAATTTTACAGGTTTATTACTACCTAAACCAGTAGTAAAGAAGACAAATATAGCTACAGCAAAAGGGACACAGTCTAATGGCAACAAAAAAAACAGCCGCAAAAAAAGATAACAAGAATACTTATATGATGAATACTCTTTTCATTGACGACAATGGCAAGGCAGTATCAACAAAAAAGGGTGTCCTTCCTACTGTTAAAAAGAAAAAGTAATGGCTAAAAATAAGGCAAAGAAGTCTATCAAGACTTTGAGCAAGGGACTTCAGAGCGTACAAGCTGCTAAAGTTAAATTGCCACCTTATGTTAGATTACGAACAAAAACCCCACCTAAAGCATAATCGAGGATAGACTATGGCAAAATCACCAGCTTGGCAAACTAACGCAGGAAAAAACCCTAAGGGTGGACTCAATGCAAAGGGCAGGGCTTCTGCAAAGAAGCAAGGCATGAACTTGAAGGCTCCAGTAAAAGCTGGCGACAATCCCCGACGTGCCTCATTCCTAGCTCGTATGGGCAATATGCCTGGTCCAGAAAGGAAGCCTGATGGATCACCCACTAGACTTCTCCTTTCGCTCAATGCCTGGGGTGCTAGCTCAAAAGCAGATGCCAAAAAGAAAGCAGCTGCTATCTCTAAGAGAAATAACCCAAAGGGTAAGTGACATGGATCCAGCAGTAGTAGTTGCGTTAATCGCAGCTATTGGAGGAGTACTCGCTGCTCTAGTCCAAAAAGGACGCAAAGAGAATAAAGACGACCACGGCGTGGTTGCAGGGTTGCTTGTAAATGTTAAAGATGATATCATACATTTACATCATAAACTTGATCATTTAGATGAGCAAGTTGAAAAAGTCGACGATAAGATTGATGTACATCTTAAATCTCATCGTGGAAAATAAATACTAGTATTATACAAGGAGAAAATAAAATGGCAGCAAAAAAAGCCACAGGTAAAATGTCAAAGGGTGGAAGCCTTTCCGCTCCAGATCCAAGCGTAAGCACGGGTCAGGCAAAGCAGGGTGTTCGTCCAATTAAAGACACAAAAGGCAAGACCATTGAAAAGAAGGGCTCTTCAGCCCCTAAGCCAGCAGCTTCTGCCGGTCAAATGAGCATGGCGAAGCGTCCAATCAAGAATACCAAGGGCAAAGTAATCGGTTAATAACGATTTTAATAAAAGTGTAAGAGGGTGGTACTATAGTGGTATCGCCCTCAAGCATTTTTACGATAGACGAAGGTAAGTATGGTAGCAAAAAAAGCAGAAAAAAATTGGATAGCAGGTGCCATTAAAAGACCTGGAGCTTTTACTAAGAAAGCTAAAAAGGCTGGAAAATCCGTTGCAGGTATGGCAGCAGCCGTCACAAAAAATCCAGGTAAATATAGTAAGTTGACAGTTCAACAGGCAAACCTTGCTAAGACTCTTAGAAAAATTAATAAAGGAAAATAAAATGGCAGCAAAAAAAATGGCTAATAAATCAGCTAAAGCTAATAAAGATAACAATACAATCTTAACTGCAGGAAATGCAAAGAAGGATAATAGTATGGATGGTGCGAAAGCCGCTCCTGCCTATAAAAAGTATAGCGCAAAAAAAGCTGTAGCTAATACTTTTAGTAGCAATAAAAAAATGAAGAAGCCAACCAAATAATCTTCATGATGAAGAAACAACCAAATCCCAACATGGCACAAAGAAGCTCTAATTCTAGAGAAGAAGCTATGAAGGCAGCTATGTATGGTGCTAAAAAAGTAGCAGATACATCAAACTCAAGTAAACAAAGTAAAGAAGGAAAAAATACTATGGCAACAAAAAAAGCATCCGCTAAAAAAATGATGGCTAAGCCAGCACAGGCTGCACCAAAAGCTACAGGAATGACAGCTGCACAAAAGAAATTACCAGCATTCATTCAGAAGTCTATTATGGCAAAGAATAAAGCTAAGAAAAAATAATGGCTAAGGTCAACAAGCCTACAAAGTCAGCTTTGTGGTCTTCGGCAAAATCTCAGGCCAAAGCCAAGTTTGACGTATATCCTTCTGCTTATGCTAATGCATGGGCAGCTAAGAAGTATAAGTCAATGGGAGGAACATGGAAGACCGTCTCCACCAAGAAAGCTGCAAAGAAGAAGTAGTATGGCTGGCCCTAAAGGTGTTGGATTAACTAAATGGTTTGATCAAAAATGGGTCAATATTGGTGCTCCCAAAAAGGGAGGCAAGTATCAACCATGTGGCACATCAGGTGCTGGTGGGTCAGGCTATGCTAAATGTGTGCCAGCTGCTAAAGCAGGGGCTATGTCGCCTGCTCAAAAGAAAAGTGCAGTTACTAGAAAGAGAAAGTCTGGAACACCAGAAAAAGGTGTTAAAGGACAACCTCCCAAAAATGTTTCTACTCTTGCTAAGGGTTCCAAGAAAAAAAAGTGATATAATATACCTTGTATAAAAGCAAGGTGTGCTATGTCGGAAGAAAATTCATTTGATGGCTTCATGCCAATGATAGACGGGGTTAATTTGACCCCGTCTATTTCTATGATAAACACTGAAGGAGACTTGATTAAAGCCCACAGTGTGAAGATAACCACTAGAGAAGGTGTTGACTTTATTTTCAGTATAGAGACAACTGATCTAATGAGATTATGTTTTCTTATAATGAAAGTAGTTAATCAATGATAAAATTGTATATGCTAGTAGGACTTATTATGATGTATGCGTCCTTTCTATGGAATAGAGATAGAGAATGAGCGAATCAGCTTGGACATGGCTACTGTTTGCCATGGAACTCATAGGAGTTTACGGCAGTTATCAAGTTGGAAACAAAAAATGGTATGGCCATATGATTGTAGCATTGCATTCTATTCCTTGGGCAGCTTATTCTATTATATTTGACAAGCCAGGATTTATGGCTATGTGGATTTTGTGGCAGTGGGTTCACTGGAGAAATATGTTTAAGTGGAGAAAACAAAATGTCTAATAAAAAAGTTGTAGTGATAGGTGCTGGTGGGATAATTGGTCAGCACATGATGCTAACCCAACCAGATAATATGGATGTGGTTTATACAAGAAGAACTGGCGATGGAGACTGGGTCCAATTAAATGTTGGGGTAGACGACGTAAGCTCTTGGTTGGATAAACTTAATCCAGATGTCATTGTTAACTTAGCTGGACAAAATATTGTTGACCTAGTTGAACAAAATCCTGACGCCAGTTCTCTAATCAATATAGATTTACCAATAGAGCTTGGTCAGTGGGCAGATAAGAACAACAAATACCTTATTCAAGGAAGCACCCAAGGAATCTTCAGTGGAGATAACCCGGAGTACACTCCGGAGTCAAAGCCTCATCCAGTTACTTGGTATGGAAAACAAAAAGCTGCTGCTGAAAAATTAGTTTTATTCTTCAATAATTCAGAAGTAGTTAGATTAACTTTTGTTATTGGGGTAAGACCAAATCCTAATGTCGGTCGAAAGAATCCATTAGAAATGATGATGGAACAACCTAATCAACTTCAGGTAGATGATCGATTCTTTTCTCCTGTATTTGCACACGACGCTGCTGCAGTTTTATGGGATAGAGTTAATCTCTGTGGCAGTGATGGAAATAAAATTGTCCACGTAGGAAATCCAATTAGATGTTCAAGATATTCTTTAGCGAGTGACCTAAAGCTAGCTTCTGATGGTAAACTAGATATTAATATTGAACCAGTTTCATATACTCATTTTATAAGCGACGTACCTAGACCAAGAGATACTACTTGGAAAGAAGGAACCGCTCTTTATAAGAGTGATTATATGGACGGCTTAAAACAATGTTATTTAGAATGGGAAAAATTAAACAAATGAACTTAGAAACACAAGCAAACGATATATCAGAATTCTTAAATGTCCCGGCAGAAAAAGCTAAAGAACGCTTAGCCTTGGGCTTTCATGCTAACCACCACATGGTCGCAGAAGACTTCACATCCACAAATACGAACGTAGATGATCCAGACTCTCTATTGAACTGGTACAGAAACACAGATGCATATATTTGGGAGTTGTCCTCATATCATCTAGACGAAGGATTCAACTACAAGGGTATGTGCGAAGGTATCTCCCTGGGATTGTTCCATTCTGGAAAGAAAGACGTTCTTAGTATTGGCGACGGTATTGGTACGCTCAGCATAAGAATGGCTGAAGAAGGATTGAATACCACGTACCATGATTTAGAGGGTGGCAAGACTGCCGGCTTTGCTCAATACAGATTTAATAAAAAACCAGAATTAAAAATCAATACACTTTTTACTGATAACTTCATTCCCAAGTTAGGAACTAAGGCTTTTGATGCCGTTGTTGCTCTAGACTTCTTGGAGCATGTTGTCAATGTAGAAGAGTGGGCTATGGCTATCTTCAAGTGTCTTAAAAAAGACGGAGTTTTTATAGCACAAAACGCATTTGCTATCGGAGACGCAGAACACGGTAACTCCATCCCAATGCACCTATCTGTCAATAATAAGTATGAGACAGAATGGATTCCCATGATGAATAGAATAGGTTTTGTTTTACACGAGAATCAACAGTGGTGGATTAAACCGTGAGATTAGATTTAGGTATTTCTAATTATAATTATCCAGAAAAATTAGACGAATGCTTAACAGCATTAAG